GACATGTTGACACTATATGAAAATAGATATAAAACTGAACTACAAAAGTTTGCAGCAATGCAAGTTGGAAGAAGAAGACGAGACGATTACACGGATGGAACAATAAGAATACCAATCGAGTCACCGCCTCAGTAATTAGGAGATAAAATTTTATGACAATAACATCAGCAATATGTAATTCTTTTAAAGTAGAAATTTTACAAGGTGGTCACAATTTCAATGATGCTAGTGGCGCACCAACAGGTAACGCATATAAATTAGCTTTATTTTCAAGTGACTCAGCTTCACTAAGTAAATCAACAACTGTTTACACAGCTCCCTCATCAGCTAACGCAGTTCCAACTAACACACTTGAAGTTAGTCAAAGTCAAACAGACGGCGGCGCGTCAAACACTGGTTACACTGCAGGCGGAGCAGCATTAACACCATCAGCTGATCCAGTTTTATCTGGTGACACAGCATGTGTAAAATTTAATGATGTTAGTTTTACTTCAGCTTCATTTACAGCAAGAGGTTGTTTAATTTATAATTCAACAGCAGTTACAGGATTCACAACAAACAGAAGTGTTTGTGCAATTAATTTTGGTGCAGATAAAACTGTAACAAGCGGCACATTCACAGTTCAATTCCCAGCTCAAACTGCAGGCAACGCAATCGTTCAGATAGCATAGGGAGTAAATCCTTATGGCTAACACTTGGAACCAAACCGGAACCACCTGGGGTCAAAATAGTTACGGTCTTCAAACCGAAGTTCTGGTTTCTTTAACCGGTTTATCAATTACATCTACAGTTGGATCAGTAGAATCTTTTAACGAAACAGGTTGGGGTTCTGATACATGGGGTGCTGAAAACTGGGGAGAATCTGCTATTGATGTTATACTTCCAAGTTTAACAGCAACTACATCTTTAAATATACCAAGTGAATTTATAGAAGTACAACCAGGTTGGGGTACTTTAGATTGGGGTGAAAATGGTTGGGGTACTGTTGAGTCTGCAGTATTTAATTTAACAGGATTATCCGCAACAACTAGTGTTGGAGCTTTAACTCCTGATGACATGGCTTTTGGAATAACTGGTTTAAGTGCTCAAACAACTGTTGGTTCATTAATTGCTAAATCAGATTTTACTGCAGTTCTACCTGCATTTAGTTTACAAAGCACTGTAGGACTTTTATCTGTAGACGATCATTCAATAGGTTTACCTGCTCTTTCTGCTACAAGTGCAGTAGGAAGTATATCTCCTGCAGATGTAATAGGTATAACAGGTTTATCTGCACAAACTGCAGTAGGTGCTATTACAATATCTTCTAACCCTGTCATTGATATAGCAGGTCAATCAGCTTCGACATCTTTAGGTTCTTTAACAATAGATAATATAACCCCTGCATTGTTAGCAGGTCAATCAGCTTCTACAACTTTAGGAACTTTAACTACAACTCAATTAACTATAGCTAGTTTAAATGGGTTAGGTCAAACAGCTACTACAAGTCTTAATACGGATGGATTAATTCTTAAATATTATGGAAAATTGTCACCTAAAACTAGCACGGGATATACAATAAAAACACCTAAAACAAGTACAGGATATACAATAAATACTCCAAACTAATGTTTGACTTAAAAGTAAATACAAAATATAAATAAAACAATTAGGAGAAAAAATTATGGCATCAACATTCACTGATCTTGGTATTGAATTAATGGCAACCGGCGAAAACGCTGGTACATGGGGAACAAAAACTAACGCAAATTTAAGTCTTATAGAACAATTAACAGGCGGTGTTTTAAGTTTATCTATTGCAGGTGGTGCAGGAACTCAAGCTTTAACAATAGATGATGGTGCTTTAACAGGTACTGCTCAACAAAGAATTATAGAATTTTCAGGAACAATATCTGGAAACAGAGTTATAACTTTTCCTTTAGAAACAGAAAATTTTTACGTAATTAAAAATGGCACTACAGGTGCACACACAGTTCAGTTAAAAGCTGTATCTGGTTCAGGTGCAACAGTTACTTTTGCAGATGATGATAAAGGATATAAATTTATTTATGTAGATGGTGTCGCAACAAACACTGGAGTTTTTGAAGCTTCTTTTGCAGCTCCCGCAGCAACATGGGCCGTTAAAACAGGTGCATACACAGCATCATCTGGTGATCAACTTTTAGTAAATACAAATGGTGGAGCAGTTACAATAACTCTACCTGCATCACCTTCAGCAGGAGATGAAGTTTCATTCATAGATCAAGGATACGATTTCAATACTAACGCATTAACTGTTGGAAGAAATGGTTCTAACATAGCTAATGCAGCAGCCGACCTAGTAGTCAATACACAAGGCGCTGGTTTTTCATTAGTTTTTTCAGGAGACGCGAGTACCGGTTGGACATATAGGGAGAAATAGGCCATGGCTAATTACGAAGCTACTAGGTACGATTTCGACGGATCTAATCTTATCGATATTGAAGGTGTTAACACAGGAATAATTATTCCTTGGACAACAACATCTGCACCAACAGGTTTTTTAGAATGCACTGGTGCTGCAATTTCAAGATCAACTTATTCAGCTCTATTTGCAGTTGTAGGTACAACTTATGGAGCTGGTGACGGGTCTAGTACGTTTAACCTTCCAGATTTACAAAACAATGTTGTAATAAGTAAATCTCCAGGAAAATCTTTAGCTTCTACTGGTGGAGCAGATACTGTAGCTCAAGGTGGAAGTTGTTCGGGTAATTTAGCAAATCACACTTTAGTAGAATCGGAATTGCCTTCACACGATCACCAACAAGCATTTGCAAGTCAAGCTGCTAATATTCAAAACACAATGGGTATGGGGCAATCTGCTACAAGAAACCCAACTGCAACTTTTAACCAACCTACTACAGGTGGTGGTGGAGCCCACAACCACAATATAGTAGGACTAGGATTTACTGGAGCAACTAACTCTGTACTTCAACCATATATGGCATTAATGTATGTCATAAAGACGTAGGAATTATTATGGCAAATTACGAAGCAACTAGATATAATTTTGATGGGGGTGATTTAACAGGTATTCAAGGTGTAAATACAGGTTTAATTGTACCTTGGTCGGATGCTTCTTTACCAACTGGTTTTTTAGAATGTGATGGTGCAGCTGTTTCAAGATCAACTTATTCAGTTTTGTTTGGAGTTGTAGGAACTACATACGGTGCAGGTGATGGATCTTCTACTTTTAATTTACCTAATTTAGCAGATAAATTAGTTTTGGGAAGATCTCCTGGAAAAGCTCTTGCTTCAACTGGTGGAGCAAATACAGTTGCAGGTCCTGGAACTGTTACTGGAAATATTGCAAACCATACTTTAACTACTCCTGAAATTGCAGCTCACGTTCACCCAAGCCCAGGAAATGCTGCGGTTACTTATGGAAGAAATGGTCTTGGCGGTAACGTATCTTCAACTATTACTGGAGCACCAAATAACCCACTTTCAAGTGGAAGCACAGGTGGTGGTGGAGGTCATACTCATAATTCATCTTTAGCGTTTAGCGCAACTGCAGATTCTGTGTTACAACCTTATTTAACAATAAAATATATTATTAAGACTTAGGAGAAAAATGGCAAATTACGAAGCAACAAAATATGATTTTTCAGGAGCAAACCTTACAGGTATTCAAGGGGTTAATACTGGTATTATTGTACCTTGGAGTGATTCTAGTATTCCTACTGGGTTTTTGGAATGTGATGGAGCTGCTGTATCAAGATCAACTTACTCAGGTTTATTTGCTGTTATAGGCACGGACTATGGAGTTGGTGATGGATCTTCTACTTTTAATTTACCAAACTTAACAGATAAATGTTGTGTATCTAATTCACCAGGAAAAAGTTTAACTTCTACAGGGGGAGCAAACACAGTAACAAAAACTGGAAATGTAACTGGTGGTACCTATCAACACGCTGTAACTGTTCCAGAATTACCAAGTCACTCTCACTCTTATAACTCAGGAGGAGGAGCAGGTGGTGGCGGATCTCAATTTGATAGATCAGAAACTACTTCACCTGGTGCAGGTAGTGGTAATCAACATGCTCACAATGCATCAATAAATTTTACAGGGAATGCAACTTCAGTATTGCAACCCTACCTAACTTTGGTATATATTATAAAAACATAAGGAGAAAAAAATGTCAAAACACGGACTATGGACAGTAATACCAGTAGATAAAAAAATCATTAAGAAAACAGAAGATTTTTCATCTACAAATCCTGGTGTAGTAGCAATAAATGACGATAGTTTTTGGTCATCATACAGTAATATTAATGCTATTCAATTTACTGATGATGATGTTGATAACGACCAAGTAGAACATCTTGATGGAACTCCGCATTCATCTTATGATGCAGATGTTTTAGGAGATTTTAGAACTACATTTATAAATAGATTTGATGCACAACATCTTGCTGATTTACAATCAGCATGGGATAACAACAATGATTTTGATGTAGCAGATGAAAGTGCAGAAGGTGGTTTCAGACAAGAAACCGAAGCAGAAAAAATCACTAGATTAGGTGCAAGACCTACAAGTTACACTTCAGCATAATTAAACAAGCAATAACCACGAAGTAACTATAAACTTATCTTTATTTAAATGTGGGTTTCCTCTATGTATGTAAGGAAATGTTGCAGGCCATATTGCTATTCTACCTGTTTTAGGTTCTACTCTTCTCTTATGATGTAAAAATTCAGTCTCTCCACCTTTAACTTCATTTAAATAAATAGTAAAAGCAAGTATTCTATTAGAAGTTGGATCATTATGTTT